TTTTGAAGAGAGAGGGGAGATTGGACACCGACCCTCTCTTCTTCATTTCTTATTTTAGGATTATATTATGAATATTTGGAAAAACATTGTAAACCAGATTGCTGGTTATTCACCGACAAAATTAACTCTACGTGAGAAATTTAAATTATGGCTAGCAAGAAAGATCTAAAAGATATTGTGAAAGCCAGTCAAAACGCAACGACTGGTGGACGAAAGTTTGATGGTAACAAAGCTCAATATGGTTTGTTACCACCTTTGGCATTAAGAGCCACAGCAGAAATCTTAACATTTGGTGCAGAGAAATATGAACCAGATAATTGGAAATATGTACCAGATTCTAAACGCAGATACTTCGATGCACTACAACGACATGTGTGGGCTTGGAAAGAAGGCGAACAAAATGACCCCGAATCGGGCAAGAATCACTTAGCACATGCTTTATGTTGTCTTATGTTTTTATATGAACACGACGTAAAATATAGTGTACAAGATGAGAAAAATGTGGTATAATTATATTATTAATCGTGAGGAATCAATATGAAGTTATCTAAAGAGACGATTGCAATCTTAAAGAATTTTGCAACCATTCAACCAAACCTTATGTTCAAGGCCGGATCTGAACTAAAAACCATTGCTGAAGCTAAGAACATCGTAGCTAAAGCAGCAATCACAGAACAAATCCCTCAAGATTTCGGCATCTATGATGTAAACGATTTCTTGTCATCGTTATCTTTATTCAATGATCCAACATTTGCTTTTAATGCAGATGGTAAATCAGCGCAAATCACAGAAGGCAAATCATCTTTGACTTACTTCTTCTCTGACGAAGCTTCATTGACATTCCCGCAAAAAGACGTTTCTATGCCACCAACTGATGCATCCTTTGTATTAACAGATGCTACGTTGAGCTCATTGAAACGTGCAACATCATTGCTATCTGTATCAACAGTTGCTGTTGAAGATGCTGGTAGTGGTATGGTAATTAGAGTCAAAGATGCTAAGAATAGCACCTCTAACTCATATGGTACTGAAGTAGAAGGCAACAATGGAGGGCATAAATTTAAATTCCATTTCGATATCAGTAATTTTAAGATCCTACCGGGTGATTATGATGTATCCATCTCCGGTAAATTGATCTCTCATTTTAAACACAAGACTTTACCAATTGAATATTGGATTGCTCTTGAAAAATCATCAACTTATGAGGCATAATAATGAAGTTAACAGACTTACAATTAGTAGTACAGATCATTGATCTAGCATCAGAAAAAGGTGTATTTAAAGGTGCTGACCTTAAAACAGTCGGCGAAGTTCGCGAACGCATCATTGAATTTGTAAAAGCGAATGCACAGCCAGTAGAAAGTAATACACAACCAGTAGCAGAAGGAGCACCAGTAAATGAGCCTAACACAGAGACTAAGTAATCCGTCAGATCGTAAAGCTGTTTATGATGCGATCGTAGAGATATCTAATTCTATGACTCGTATGGAAGCAGAACGCGATCTTATTCGAGAGACATTAAAAGATGTGGCAACTAAGTATGAGTTACCACAAAAGTATACTCGAACATTGGCAAAGATTTACCACAAGCAAAACTTTAATGAGTTTAAAGCTGAACAATCTGAAGTAGAAGATCTCTACGAATCTATCAGCGCTTAATTGTTGTTATATTATATTATGGAGTTTTTGAATGCAAGATCAATTTTTGTGGGTAGAAAAGTATCGTCCTAAAACGATCGACCAGTGTATCCTTCCAAAAGCTCTTAAGGATACCTTTCAAACAATAGTCAAGAACGGTGAATTGCCAAACCTAATGTTCTCTGGAACTGCAGGTCTTGGCAAAACCACTGTAGCACGTGCCTTATGTGAACAACTTGGCATTGACTATATCATCATCAACGGATCTGAAGAAGGTAACATCGACACCCTTCGTACAAAGATTCGTCAATTTGCTTCAACGGTATCACTACAAGGTGGTTATAAATGTGTGATCCTAGACGAGGCAGATTATCTAAATCCACAGTCAACTCAACCAGCTCTTCGTGGTTTCATTGAAGAGTTTGCTGATAACTGTCGTTTCATCCTAACCTGTAACTTTAAGAACCGTATCATTGAACCACTCCATTCTCGGTGTGGTGTTATCGACTTTAAGTTCGATAAGAAACAACTTGCTGGACTCTGTGGTCAGTTCCTGACACGTCTTAAAGATATCCTTACAACAGAAAGTGTAACATTCGAAGAAGCTACACTCGCTGAGCTCATCATGAAACATGCTCCTGATTGGAGACGTGTACTCAACGAAGCTCAACGCTATTCTGTCGGTGGTACTATCGATGCAGGTATCCTTGTAACACTCAATGATAAGTCGATTAAAGATTTGATGGATGCTTTAAAAGCTAAGAACTTTAAATCAATGCGCGAATGGGTTGTCAACAATATTGATACTGAACCACATGCAATCTTCAGAAAAGTTTATGATGTTCTTAGCGAACACCTCCAACCGCAATCAATTCCACAAGTGATTCTTATACTTGCTGATTATCAATATAAGAATGCCTTTGTTGCTGATCATGAACTAAACGTAGTTGCTTGTATGACTGAAGTTATGGCTACAGCGGAATGGAAATAATGCTAGCTAAAATATATCCTAAAGAAGAGTTTTGGTGTGTAGACTATATAGATGATAATTATGAATATCCACCCACAGTTGGTATGTTTAGATCATTGGAAGATGCTAAACAATCAGCTTTGATATGGTGTTATGGAGTAAGTAAAGATGTGGAGATTGTGGGCAAAAGCTCTTGGGAGTAAAGGAAGTTCTAATAATTTAGAGGCTGATAGAATAGCCATAATTAGAACACTTATACTTTGTAGTTATATTATAACTAACCTGTTTATTATTGCAGGTGTGATACATCATTGGTAATATTATGAATCCTTTTGAATATGTAAATGCCATATGCGATACTAAACAAAACCTTATCGTAGATGAGCTAAGTGAGAAAAATTATAATCCTTTCATGGTGAATAGATCTTTGTCCTATCACTATGACACTGTCCTGCTGGCCAATGAAATGAACCAGCGCCATTTCCTAGATAAGAAGCTTCAAAACGAGTTTCTTATAAATACAATCAGGAAGAAAAAAAGGTTTGCCAAATGGATCAAACCTATCTCTTCTGATGATTTGGAAGTGGTTAAAGAGTATTATGGCTATAGCAATGAGAAGGCTCGTCAAGTTCTGCCTCTGCTTAGCGATGATCAAATGGGACAATTGAGACAAAGGATTTTTAAAGGTGGAAAATAACGAAAAGAGCGTCGAGTGGACACCAGCTTCTATGCTGGAAGTTACACTAAACGAGCCGGACGATTTCCTAAAAGTACGTGAAACTCTAACTAGAATCGGAGTAGCGTCACGTAAGGATAAGAAGCTATATCAATCTTGCCATATTTTACACAAGCAAGGTAGATACTTCATCGTTCATTTTAAAGAATTATTTGTATTGGATGGCAAGCCGTCAACCATTACAGAAAACGATATTCAAAGACGAAACACGATCGCGGTACTATTATCGGATTGGGGTCTTGTGAGTATAAATAGTGTAGAACAGTCCAAAGATCGGGCTCCGTTAAGACAGATCAAAGTATTGTCTTTCAAAGAGCGCGATGAATGGGAATTGTGTCCTAAATATAATATAGGAAACACAAGAAAAGAATTCTGATCCCCTCGGGATGGGAACATGGTGGTAGTAACCATGTAAAAAACTACCATCCTCACGCCCATTTTGGGGTGAGATTTAAATTAACTTAACTCGCTTAATAGGAGCTATTATGAACGCATTAGTAAAACAACTATTCGAAAAACCTTTCGATGTCTTAAACGTTTCCTCAAAAGATTTTGATAAATTTTTTGTGGGTTTCGACAAGCAATTTGACGAAATGGCTAAGCTTGGTCAAGAGCTAGCAAAAAACGTACCAAACTATCCTCCATTCAATATCAAAAAAGTATCTGATAACAAGTATACTATTGAAATTGCAGTTGCTGGATTCTCTCAATCTGACGTAGATATTACACTAGAAGGCAATAAGCTTGTCGTATCTGGTAAGACTACAGATGACTCTGATAACCAAGAATTCTTGTTTAAAGGTATTGCAAACCGTGCATTCACACGCACATTTGCATTAGCCGACAAGATCGAAGTTCAATCAGCTGAGATGATTAATGGTATGTTAAAGATTGCATTAGACAAGATGGTTGACGTACAACCAATTCGTAAGATTGAAGTTAAAGGTGAAAAGAAGTCTAAAAAAGAACTCTTGAACGAGAGTGAATAAAATGAAAAATTTTTTTAGACAGATTTGGATCATCTTAAAAGGTTTTGGTTATGCACGTGCGGCAGCAGAAAAAGCAAGAATGGGCGATCGTCAAGCTGCAGTCGCTCTGATGCAGGAGTATGAAAAGTGCAAGTAAATAACTGGATCCCAATGACAGACGACGATTGGGATTGGGTTAACGGCATACCACCTAAAAAACCTCAGTCGTAAAAAGCGGGAGGCCTAAGTGCCTCCCATATCTTTTATAGATAATACTATGAAAGAGAAAACAAACCATTTAGTTTCGATGGAGACGGTCCGATTAGGTGATTGGTATATAAAAGCCAGTCAGATGAAAGGATATGTTTTATTAACTATGATAAACTTTTACAATGGTAAGTTCGTACTACAGCATGTTGATGATGTGCATAAGGCAAACTTAATCGTTGAATATGTTATTGAAAAAGGTGATTTATGATTAAAGTACTTCAATTAGTAACTGCACAAGAAATTATCGGTGAAGTTACAGACCACGCAGATACATTTACTGTTAAAAATCCTGCGACAATCCACATGGTACCACAACAAAACGGCGGTTCGTTTGGAATAGGATTGATTCCGTTTATGCCATATTTGGATGGTTCAGAAGTTAGTATCAACAAAGACAAAGTAGTAATTACTGCAGAACCTTCAGTGGAGATGCGAAACAACTACAACAAAATGTTTGGGAGTGGTATCCAAATAGCCAATGTAATGCCAAAATAAGATCTAAAGGTATGTACTTTTTTATCTCGTTATGGTATAATAGGCTATATGGAATTCTACACAAATATTTCTCGCTACGGCAATCAACTTCTCTACCGCGGTTACAAAGATGGTAGACGAATTCAAACAAAAATCCCGTTCTCTCCTACGCTCTATGTTCCAGTAGAAAAATCTACTGCATGGAAAGCGTTAGATGGTAAGTCGGTCGAACCCGTCCGACTCGAAACCATGCGTGAAGCCAAAGAATTCCTTGAACGATATAAAGATGTGTCGAACTTCGAGATCTATGGTAATACAAACTACATCGCTCAGTTCGTAACTGAGAAATTCCCAGGTGAGATCCAATTCGATCCTTCACTAATCAATATTACTACGATCGATATCGAGGTAGCTTCTAATGAAGGTTTTCCTGAACCTGAACAAGCTAGTTATCCTATCACAGCAATCACAATTAAAAATAATATAGACAACACTTTCTATGTGTTCGGTCTAGGTGATTATGATGTGTCTAAGTCGATCATGAAAGATAATCGTGTTAAGTATGAGAAGTGTCGTGATGAACATGAACTACTAATCAAGTTCATCGCCCATTGGGGTACACCTTCTCACATGCCAGATGTTGTGACTGGTTGGAATATTCGTAACTTCGATATCCCATACATCATCAATCGTGCAGCTCGTATTGTTCACGAAGATACGATTAAGAAGCTATCTCCATGGGGTAGAGTCGAAGAGAAACAAGTCACTATGCAGAAAAAGCAAGTGCAGATGTATGATATCATCGGCGTAGCACAACTTGATTGGATGGATCTATTTAAAAAGTTTGGATATACCTTTGGTCCACAAGAAACATATCGTCTAGATCATATTGCTAATGTAGTTCTTGGTGAACACAAGCTAGAATACGATGGTACTTTACATTCGTTGTATATGACAGATCACCAAAAATTTATTGACTATAATATTCGAGACGTAGATCTTGTCGATCGCATGGAAGATAAAGTTGGTTTGATCGTTCTATGTTTTACCATGGCTTACAGAGCTGGTGTAAACTATAATGATACGTTTGGCACAACTGCAATTTGGGATAGTATAATCTATCGTTACTTGTTACCACAAAATATCGTAGTGCCACCAAATAAAGAATCCATTAAAGAAGCATACGACGGCGGTTATGTTAAAGATCCTCATTGTGGTGTACACGATTGGGTTGCATCTTTCGATGTCAATTCATTGTATCCAAACATCATTGTTCAGTGGAACATGTCACCAGAAACTATCGTAAAAGGTCGTCATGACCATCGTGTGTCGCCAGATTCTATCTTAGAAGGTTATGAACCCGAAAAAACAGAATACGGTATTGCAGGCAGCGGTCAGATGTTCTCTAATCAAAAGCAAGGTTTCATGCCTAAGATCATCGAAGAGATGTACGATGAACGTGTTAAGATTAAGAAGCTTATGCTCGATGCTAAAAGAGAATTAGAAGCTTCTGATAAATCTAATAAACAAGAAATATATCGTATCGAACGAGACATTGCTCGATATGAAAATCAACAAACAGCCATTAAGATTTTACTAAACTCACTTTACGGTGCACTTGGTAATAAGTACTTCCGTTACTTTACGATGGAGATTGCAGAAGGTATCACACTCTCTGGTCAAATGATTATCCGTTGGGCAGAAAAAGCTGTAAACGAATACCTAAACAAAGCTCTTAAGAACCAAAAGGCAAAAGATTATGTCGTCGCTATTGATACTGATTCTGTGTATGTTAATCTTAGTGAGGTTGTTAAGGTAACTAACATAACTGACAAAGCAAAGATAACTGACTTCCTCGATAAGCTGTGTTCTGATTCATTGGAATCTGTATTAAGTAAATCTTTCGATGAACTTGCAGACAAGATGAATGCATATAAGAAACGTCTTAGCATGAAACGTGAAGCTATCGCAGATCGTGCTATATGGACTGCCAAAAAACGGTACATCTTAAACGTACTAGATAACGAAGGAGTACGCTATGCTAAACCAAAACTCAAGATCATGGGGATTGAAGCGATCAAGTCCTCTACACCGGGCACGTGTCGCACGGCTTTTGAAGAGCTGTTTAAAGTGCTCATCAACGGTACGGAAGCTGAGACTCAGGCGTTTATTCAAAGTTATCGAGAAAAATTTGACCAACTACCTGCGCATGAAAAAGCATTCCCGCGTGGAGTCTCGTCGGTTAAGGAATACCAATCGCGTGATACGATCTACAAAAAGGGTACACCGATAAATTCAAGAGCAGCTATCTTGTATAATCACATGTTACAAAAACAAGGATTAAAGACTTATACACCTATTAAAGACGGTGACAAGATTAAGTACATCTACTTGTATCCTAATAACCCCATGAAAGAAGATGTTATTGGTTTTGTTGACATATTACCACCAGAATTTAAGCTCGATAAGTATATCGATAATGATAAACAG